CCGCATTGCGGTTGATGACAGCAACGACACGTTGACCATACTGAGGGGCACCCGTGAAGTTCACACGGAACGCCTCCATGGCAAAGTTCGTATGACGCTTGTAGAGGACCTTCCAGAAGGTAATGTGAGGATTTCCAGTGATATACGCATCCTGAGCACCATATGCAACGAGTTGTAGAAGACCACCGCCCATTATGTTTATTCTTTGCGAGGATATATTCTTCTGAGTTTGACACAATGGCAAGACTTAATCAAACAAGAAGGTTTTGCAAATGTATTAAGAAAGTGGGAAAGACCTTTCGCAATGAAAAAGGACCCATCGCGGTCTGTGTTAAATCTGTATTATGGACACAAGGGCGAACACTCAAACGATTCAAATGTGGACGAAACGCTAGAGTCATTACCCAGAAGAGAAAGTAACTCCAAATCCTTCAAGCGCTTGTTTTGCAGCAAGTTGTTCTGCTTTCTTACGAGTACTTCCTTCACCAAACTGTTTCATAGTTCCATTGTTATACAATACTTCTACTGAAATGAGTTGATTTGGTGATGCAATCATAGTATACGTAGGAGTTGTTCCAAACTCACGCTGACAATACTTCTGAAAGATATCCTTGTAGTTGGTGATAGTAGTGACAACATCCTGGATGTCCAAATAGGCTTCCAGAACGTTGGTGACGAATGAATAGACAATATTGAATCGGTTTCCGCAATCCGTCCATAGCGCGCCAATAAAAGCTTCAAATATGTCTCCCAGTTTTTGTATGTTTCGTCGTCCATTAATAGCAACAGACTCCTCGTTGTGCCTAGAAATGACATAGAATGTATCAAGTCCAACTTTTTGACATAAGGCGCCGATTCGCTCGTTGTTAACAAGTTCCTTGCGAGCGTCTGTGAGAAAACCCTGCTTCTTGTCAGGGTATTTTCGTCGTAGATAGGTTGCAACACACACTCCAAGGACTGAGTCTCCTTCAAATTCGAGACATTCATAGGATTCATCTTGGAGGGGCATGACACCAGAGGGACACGGAGCAAGAGACGCCGGTCGTCCATCGGGTGTAGTATATTCAGATCGTTTGACATAGGTTGTATGAACCATTGAGGTTTGAAAGACTCTGGGATTTGAGACGCGATAATGAGGCAAACCATGGCGATGTAAGATACGATGGATATCCTTCTCTGTAAAGAATCGATTGCGTGCATTGTAAGGTGAGTAGACATCGGTCATTATAGATTGTAGTTTCTATCCAATCTTTTATCCGTTTTTCTACACAATGGGAAGCGCTCAGTCCATGGCATACACAGAAGAACCAGATCCGTTACCTAAACAAGAAGTCGCTAAACCGATTGAACTCTCAAATGTTCGCTATAATACTCCGTGGAAACGTGATATGGCAGTCGGACTTGTCTTCTTCAACCCTGCAAAGTCCAAGCGGATGGTGATGAACTACTTCTACACGATTGAAAAACTAAAACTTGCAAATATTCCTTATTACACTTTGGAATTAGTCTTTGATAAGCAAGAACCCGAACTTTCAGATGCATTTCATGTGTGGAGTAAATCCATCCTCTTTCACAAGGAGAATCTTTGTACCATTCTAGAATCCAAGATTCCATGGTGGTTTTCCAAAGTGTTGTTCTTGGATGCTGACGTAATTTTTGGCAATCCTCACTGGTATTGTGAAGTCTCAGACGCCCTCAATAAAAACGATGTGGTTCAACCCTTTACTTCTGCAGTGTGGATGGACATCACGTATACAAAAATCATGCAAGAACGATCATCCGTTCTCTACATGAACCGTAGTAAAACATTCGATCATAAGTTTCATCCAGGATTTGCGTGGGCGTTCCGTCGCAAATGGTTTCGCAAAGTAGGATTCTTTGAATATGGAATCACAGGAAGTGGAGATACACTTTCCGCAGCCGCATGGTTAGATGTTAAGTTTCCAACAACCTATCTCAAACCTGCATTGATTCCTGCATTCAAAGAGTTCTCCAGTCTTCCAAAACCTCGTATTGCATGTATCTCGGGTTCAGTCTATCATTTATGGCATGGAACACATGTCAATCGCAGATATGTTGATAGACATGCAATCTTAGATGGAATTCGTGATGTGAGAACAATTCTGCGACCCAACTGGCATGGTGTATTGGAATTCAGTGTTCGTGGAATGTCGGAAAAACTTCACGCTTACTTCCTTCAGCGAGAAGATGATGGGATTTAGGAACTTCACATGGAACTTCAGTAAATTTCAAACCTAACCCACTTACTATACCTTTTTCAAATGTATATTCGGGATCAGGATCATACACCCGACCAATCAAATTAAAACTTTTCAATTTTCCCATATATTTTCCATCGTGACTCCAACATTTACCGTCTCCTACCTTAAGTATTGAACTCATTTGTCAAGTATACAGTTTAAACTGAAAGTTCCATTTTCAATGGGATTTAAAAATATTGTGTTGTTGAGTATCATATCATATTGATGGTGAAGCCTTTGTATACTTTGGCTACCCGTCTCTTGAGCACGAATGGTTCGTTGGTGTGCATGATTTCGCGTATCCAAAAAGGGTTCCTTCCTCATCAAAGTTTGGATGAAGCTAAACAACAACTCGCAGAAATTCAGCAAACTCTAAAGGAGATTGAAGAAAGTCTTAAGAATGACTCTCAATCCCGCTTTGTCGCAACTTTAAGCTCAAAACCGTAATCAGTTTCCACCATCTTCTCATCTTGACGTTTAATAATTTCTTCCATTAACGCCTCACTTTGCTGAGGCACAAGTTCTTCTAAGTAACTTTTCAGTTCCTTCTTGGAGAGCGTCCAACCCTTTTTCCACTGGTTTGGACGTTTTACAGAAAAGACCATTCCTGAACTAGTCAATTTAATGCTCTCAGGTAGTTCCTCACGAGAGGTAGCGTACAATGCTGCCAAGTCTAGTTCAACTGTTCGGCGTTCATCACGAAGAGTAGATGCACGAGAGTTGACTTCATTAAGTTTTCTGGTAATATCCGCATATGTAGAGAGGATTGGTTTAAGAGCGTCCATAGTATGGATTATACTATCTTCACTTAATAGTATTCCATTTTAAACAAGGAATGTCTTGGTTGGATGTTGAAGAAATTGAACGACTCCGTGTAGTGTATAATAAAGAACATCCAAAGGAATCACCAGTTCCTAAAGGAACTTCTGAAGAAATGTGGATAAATATTCAACATCGTCTTCAAGATCAATGCGCAACAGGATCTGCAGAATGTATTGTCACGTCGCTGATGAAAAGACCCAAAGCACCAAAAGAATGGTCTGTGAACCGATATGAATGGTTATCGTCAGACGATATTGATCGTGTTGAAAAGAACTTTACAAACTTGTTTCCCAAATACTTTTTCGTAGGTTGTATTCCGATTGACTTTGATTTGAAATCGGAAACCAATGAATGCATTGTGAGTTCATTATGTTCAATGAATCTTGTAAAACTCTCAGAAAAATATGACCAAATTGGTATTGTATTTAATACAGATCCACACGATGGACCAGGTGAACATTGGATTGCTCTGTTTTGTGACATTCGTCCTGAATTAGAGTATCCACGAATCACCTATTTCGATTCCTATGCACACCAACCCGAACCTGAAATTAAAAAGTTAATGAGACGATGGAAGTCTCAATGGGATGCTACGGGCAAATCTAAACCTATGAAGATGACCTTTAATGCAACACGTCATCAATTCAAGGATTCTGAATGTGGAATGTATTGTTTGTATTTCCACCAAGCGTGTTTGATGGAAATCCCTATGAAAGAGCGAATTCCAGATGACGTAATCAATGGGTTCCGTGGTCTCTTGTTTAAAATTCCAAAAAACACATCCGAGTAGAAATATATGGAGACTGTACTTGCCCTTTCTCTCTTGGGACTTGTAGGATATGTAGCGTGGAATGAAATAACAGATGAAGAAATAAAACTACCTTCAATTTCTAAACGATTGTGCGATTACGTTGTGCGAGGAGGTATCTACGAAGAAGCGTCTACTGTCATTCAGTCTGGAAGACGATTATTAGAAGTTCATCTCTATGCAGACGAGAATGGAATTCCAATTGTTTCTAAGAATCCTATGAACCAAGGTTATGATTATGCATACGACTACTGGACCTTCGATTCAGTCTGTGTTGCTTTAATTCAAGCGTTTCCAAATCGTCTTCCCTTTATTCTTTCTATTGTTCCACATACAACCAATACAGTGACCTTGAACAAGGCAGCAGAGTGTTTGAAGACAACGGTTCATCGTCATTTAGTGCCTACTGAATATACAACTTTGCAAAGTATGGAATTGGACTTACTTGTGAATAAACTGATCATAGTCTCTGGTGGAATTCAAGGCACTGAATTAGGAGACCTAGTTAATCTATCTTGGACAGATTCAAATCTACGTCGCCTGACATTTGGTCAAGCGGTGCATCCACAGGACTATTCTGAACTAGTTTCATTTAATAGAACTTCAATTACATTGGTCACGCCCGATCCTGTGTTTGGAAAAGAGGGTATAAATCCTGAAGTAGCAGTTGCGTATGGTTGTCAATGGATTCTGTTTGGAGACACGCCGGGGTTCGTTGAAAAATCGGCGGGACTACAATAACTTCTTCACCTCTTAATAAAATGGCAAATAAGTGGTTGGCACATGTTAAGAAAACAATGAAGGCTCACAAGGGAAAGAAGTTCGGTGACATCCTCAAGATGGCCAAGAAGACCTACAAGCAAAGCGGTGGTGGTGACGTCACACCTGCATCAAGTTTGTCAGGTGGTCCTTTAGGAAATGCCGCAACTCTTGGTGGTCGCAAGCGAAGTCGCAATACTCGCAAGAATCGCAAGTCACGCAAGGGTGGAAATGACATGACAGGCATGGGATTGTATTAAAATGGATTTCTGTGCGTCAGAATAATAGATTCAAATGGACGAACCACCTAAAACACGACAAGAAAAGAAGAAACGCCCTCGTGAAAAAAGACCCGAAGTGTATTCAGCAAAGCATGCACGTCTTGCGATGCAGTCATTCACGAAACCTAAATTAAAGTAATTTATTATGAGAAACCCTAAAAGTCTTCGCATGGTCTCTGGATTTTGTTCTTCCACCACCAGAGAGTTTGCGACACGTTTTTCCATGATACGTCTTCTTGGAGCAACCGCTTCTGTAATACGCAAGATGGTGAGCAAATCCTTTGAAACTAGGCATGGATGTTCCAGTTTCACGTGATAAGACGCTCAACAATCCATGCATCCACTTCATATAGGACTTTCGTGAATCCAACGTAGGTTCATTCTCTTGTAAATACGTTTCAAATACCTTTTGGAGTTTAGGAAATGGGTAGACTTTACTTAATGAATGTAAAAAGGTTCTTTGTGTTGCCATTTGTTCCGATTCGGGTTCTTCAGGATAGTTTGCAGAAATGGATCCTAGAAAGTCGCCACCTGGAACTGCAGTAGGTTTCAATGCAAGATAGTGTTCCTTAACTTTTTCAAACTCTGGATCAGGTCCAGGATCTAATACTGCAGGATCGTTTTTGCATTGAGTTCTCAACTTGTTGTTCACTCTATTATGAAGGTCGTATAACCACTTACCTGGATTGCCACGAAGAGGGTATTTATGTACAAATTCTGTTGTGGATTCTCTACAAAACTTGCATGGAAGTACATCTTTCATCTGATTTAAGACGTCGTCGGGATGTTTTGAAGTAAACGCAATCAAATGAAATAATTGCCATGCACTCGGCCCCCAGAAGCGAGTGTCCATTGTCTTTACGAAATAAAGTATGTGGTTCTTAATAAAAATGCTCGATACTCGTGATATTATCATTCTCACTGCGTCGTTCTACCTTGGAGGTGTTGTTGGAGAGTTCTTCAAGTCTCTTTCTGAGGACATCCTTACCCCTATGCTCGCCCCTGCTGCATCAGCAGGCAAGGGTGTTGGATCCTTCACTATCACAATGGGTGGAATCACCCTCAAGGTCGGTGAGGTCTTAGTTGCGTTCGTCAACCTCGTCGTCTCCTTCATCTTGGTCATTTTCACAATTGGACTCCTCCGAACATACGTTTTGTCCCGCATCGGAGCATCTCGTACTCAATAATATAAAAAACTAATAGTATAACAAATGATTTGGTATGATCCTACATCGTGGTTTAAATCTACAACCCCCACTTCAACCCCCGAAACTGTTTCTACTCTTCCTCCTCCTACAAGTCAACCACCTTTAGGTGCGCGTCGCAGGACCCGTCATGGTCGCAAGGGTTCTAAACGATACCATTCTAAGAGACATCGAACCGGAAAGAAGTCCAACCGGTCCTAGGTTGTTGACCAAACGTAGTTTCTAATCTCTTCTTAAGTTCTGCAGTTGAACCTTTAGAAATTTCATTTGTTCTCTTCCACTGCTGAAACACTCCATTAATCATTGAAGTCGATACACTCTCTCCTACCTCACCTACTGGAAGTGGGGTAACATACTCACGGATGAAACGGGCGATCGCGTCCGAGTCCTCCTGATACTCATTGGTGTAGACCAGAACCTTCTCCGGAGCAGGCAGTTTTCTCCATCCATTGCCTTCACGATAGAGTTCTACCAAATACGATAGAAAGCAAGTTGCCCATTCTTCACTCATGACCTTTTGCTGAATGGTTTCATCTAATGGTTTGTGATGAGATTCTGTAGGATTTGCAACAAACTTGGAAGGCCAGTGAACAACACACAACCTACGCCAAGTACCTCCATCGGTTGCCCCTACTTTAGGTTTCTCATTGCAACTGAGAAACATTTGCGCTTGCATTTCAAACTCTGTGATATCCTTGTAGAGACCACGATACGCCATCTTCTCGCACGACGCTAATTCCTTCATCAATCCTGTATTGAGTGGAACTGCTTCATCGGGTTCCTGAGTAGTTACAAATCGACGACCTTTCATGTGAAGAACTTCAGGTGCTGCTGCGGCAGATTTTGCACGACCCTGTGTAAGAAGTGAAATTGGAACTTTACCTGCATAGTCTCCTAATGAAAGACTCATCAAGTTTGTCAACATAGATTTTCCATTGGAACCATCACCTGTGAGAATGTGGAATTTCTGGGCGTCATTTCCACCTCGCAAACAGGTAGAGAGTCTTCGAACTAGATAGTTACGAACCGTAGAATCAGGTTGAACATCGTGTAGGAACTTATCAATTTCTGCCCAACATTCATACGTTGTGTGTTCTCGATCTGGATCATAGTTGATCTTGGTTGAGAAACTGATGTAATCTTCTGGTCGACCTTGACGAAACTCCATTGTTGCAGTATCAAAGACTCCATTCGCAAAGGCAATCAGATT